CGAGCTTCAGTACCCAGTTGGTGAACTGGGTCAGAAAGTCGATTACCGGCTTGGCCCACTTCGCCACGATTTCGCCGATTTCGACCTTCAGGTGTTGGAGCAGATTTGTGAGTTTAGCGAGTTGGCCGCCGAAGTTTCCCGACAGCTTCTCGGCCACCTCCTGCGCCGTCTTTAGCTGCTTCTCGATTTCGGCCGTCATTTGCTCCTTGCCGGCCGCACCGCCGCCGCCCATAGCCCCGGCCCCACGGCCGTAAAGACCCAAGAGACGCCCTAGATAGCTCGGTGCGCCGGTTCTCTGGTAAATGGCTATGGCCCGTAAAGCCTCTGTGGGGCTGACGCCTTCTCTGGCCATAGAAATGCCAATGGCCTGCTGGACGGCTCCCTTGGCCTTTTCGCCGACCATATCGTAAAAGCCGGCCAGGGCTAGTAGCTTCGTGGCCTGTATGGAGCTAACGCGGGTCGTGGCCTCGATTTGGTCGGTGAACTTCCGGTAGTCCTCCATAGTCGATTCGACGGCCAGCCCGTTACTCTTAAGGGCCGCTTCGACGCGAACCAAGTCGTCTTGAAAGCTGCTAAAGGCCGCCGCCGACTGTTTGAACCCGACCGCTTCCGCGACCGTGGCCAGTGTCGCCGTGACGGTGCGGCCGAACTCCTTGGTCCGCTCCAGGGCGTCATCCAGCATTCGCCTGTAGTCGGAGGAGTCGCCCGTCAAGCGGACGATCAGGTTCTCAAGTTCTTCTTCCATTATCCTTCTTGGGGTCGTAGCCCGTCACGGCGAACCAGCGGGCTTTCGCCAATTCAAGCTGTGTCTTTTTGTGTGCCTCCCGCTCGGCCCTGGTCGGAGGGTGCTTCTTCTCGAACTTGAGGACCACGGGGTTAATACTCGCCGGGTTCTTACTCAGAACACGCTTTACCTGACAGGAAATGTCCATGAGGTAGTGGTCGGTGCGGCTGGGCCGGTTCCACTCCAGTTCTATAAATCCGAGGTAGGCGAGATACTGCCGGTGTGTGACGGGTCCGGGCCAGCCCAGTAGCTCGTGGAGAGTCTTTCCTAACTCTCGGCCGATTCGGAGCCAGCCGTCCCACCGGGTTGCGAGTTTTTTGCCAGAGCCTCTTCCTCGGTGTGTTCCTTACTCTTTTGGAGTTTGGTCTTTCGGCGCTGAAGCTCGGCAATCTTCTTGTCGAGACTTTCGACCGTTTCCGTCTGGTCCAGGCCACTGATTTTTTTGACGGTCTCAAAGAGCTTGCCCACAACTCGGTTGGGCCAGCCCCTCACGACCGAGAGCGGTACACGGTTTCGGGAGTCCACGTTGCCGTGGGCGTTAATGGGCAGTCGGCCGTCGGGTCCGGGGTTAAAGAGACAGAGAGAGACGAGTAGGGGTTCGGAGTCGGCCATGCCTCCCAACCGGATCGTCTTGTCTTCGGAGTCGCCCGTCTGGTGCATAGTGGTGCCGGCAAGCTGGGCGTTACGCCACTGGGCCACCGCATCTCCGAAAGCCTCCGTTAGAATGTAGCGCTGCCCTTTGTAGGTGACGGGAATCTGAATCAGGTCCGTCTCGTCATTGTCGAAGTTTAGGTCTTCATACTGTTTCATGGCTGCTCCTTGGAAAGCCGCCCGGCCGCGCCGTCCCCTGGTGCCAGCCGGTGCCGCAACGGACACGACCGGGCGGTACGCACTAGGTTCCAATACCGGCTGTAAAGACCGGGTTTTGTTCCGCGCCCGTAGAATCGGTGTTGGTGGGAATAATCGTCACGTTAGCCAGTGGCATTTCGCCCTCTTTAAGAGACTGGGGGTCGAATTTTTGCAAGTAACCGAAAAAGGCCAGGGTCGAGCCGTCGGGAAAGAATATGGTAATCGTCTCCTGAATGTTAATCCAGGCCATTGCGTCCACGTAGGTAGACGGTTCGTAAGCACAAACGGTTTCCAGCGGGTCCATTTTCTTGAGCTTACGCGGTGCCTGGGTATGCCAGGTGACGTTGTGCATGGTCGAAATGTCGGTGGGGTCGCCGCCGTCCACGGCGGGCGGCTTGACTTCTTTCTCCCACAGTTTCACGGCGGCGTCGGCACCCAGTACGATGGTAGTCTGGTAACCGTCGCGCATATGAAAGCCGGTCGGGGCACTGCGGGTTGAAGCGGGTACGGGTGCGGCCACGGTAAACCTCCTAGCTAAAGGCTAATAGACCATTGACGACACAAAGAGTCCGCCTACTGTTAGGCGCGTCTTTACCCAGGACACGGACGTTAAGTTTACTTACACAGTGAACGACGTAGGAGATTAACCCCGTACCCACGTTACTGGGCACCTGGAGGGGTACGTAATTGACTTGCTGGGCCAGGGCCACCTTCAGGGCGAAGGCTTTCTTGTAGGCGGTGGGGTGGTCGCTGGCACGCACCCGGACCTGAAAGCCGTAGTGGTCCCAAACTTCACCGTCCACCATGCTGCGGCCGTCGTACTGGTCCACCGAGTCCAGTACCGACAGGACGTTATCCGGCTCGTTGGGTTCGCCCGTGGCGTAGACGGGCCACGTACCGGGGACTGGGAGGTTCGGGGGAATGGGCGGACTAATTCCCAGCCCCAAGTTAATAAGAAGCTGTTGCACGATTTCGGCGGTGGAGTTAAGAGTCGGTGCGCCCATTTTCCTCAGTCGGTTCTTCGGACTCTTCTTCCCGCATGGGTTTTTTCTTGGGGCGTGGTGCTTCGGCCAGTCCTAAATCTATAGCGGTTTGCCGGTGGCCGTACTTGTCTTCCACGAATCCCGAAGCCTTGAGGGTGCCGGTTTCCACGGGTACGAGCCTCTCGGACAACTCTAGTAGCTGTTTGGCGGCTTCGTAGTTGGCCTGGTCCATAGTCTTACCCCGACCCATGTTTGTAAGGACCGTGGCGGCCAGTTGGGTTCGGGACTGGCGGGCGGGGGTCTCCAGAAACTTGGCCTGTCCTATCGGGTGGTGCTTTTCCAGGTCTTCGTGGACGAAGAGGGCGTAGGGGGCACTGTAACCAGCCTTGGCCGAACCGTCTCCGGTGCGTGCCTTTTGGATTCGGCGTTCCAACTTCTCACGCAAGTTGCCGATACCCTCCACACTTACCGAGATAAAGGCGGCCATTAGTCCGGTCCCGCCTGGTGGAAGCGGGCCAGGTCCACCGTTCGGCGGGTGACCCGGCCCTTAATGTCCGTGGCCTTGTTGAAGCTCTTGACGATCATAAGCTCTTGTTCGGTGTTGGCCGGTGCCGAACCAGTCCCCACCCAGTTTCCGAGAGTCCCCAGCCACATGTGACTGTCAATGTGAATGTCTTGGTCCACGACGGCCTGGGCGTCCAGTGCCACAATATTACCCGAACTGGTCATAACTTCTCGGCGGCGCGTAATCCAGCGTACCGGAATTTCCTGGGGCGGCCCCACCGTGGGCTGGCCGTGGGCGTCGTAACCCGTGAAGGGCCAGACGACGGCACGCTGGTACAGGTCTCTACGCTCGAATGCCGGCACTAGCCCTGCCTCAGCCCAAAGCCGTTTATGTTACCCGTACCGCAGCCGTGTTCGATTCCGGCGTAAAAGCCACCGGCAAACTGCCTGAGACCAATGGCCCGTAGACAGCCGGAGTAGTCGATTTCGCACGCCCTGGCCCCGTAGTCGGTTGTCTCGAAACCGGCCGCCGCCTGACCACGCTGGAACTGACCACTCGCCCCCAGGGTGGATTTCGAGCGATAGAGGGGGTCCATCGTGCAGTAAAAGTGCGCGGCAAGCCAACGTTCGATTAGCTCCAGTTCTTGGGCGGTTAAGGTGACGGCGTTAAAGGCTTTGTTAAGCGCGGCCGAATACACGCGGTCCACAATAACCGTGGCCGAACTGATATAGGGTGTCAGGTCGGTCATGCCATCCCAGTTGGACTCTTCGGCCGTGCCGCCGAGGACCGCTTCAACTAGTTCGGGTTTTGTGCGTGGGGGTACGGACATTACGGTAGTGAGTTATAGCGGGACAGTAAATCGTCCAAGGCGGCGTTCGTCGTGGAACTGGTGCTGGACCAAAAGGCCGAGGAAGCGAGCGTTATGTTACGCTCCTCCTGGTCCATAAATCTGCGCCAGGCAATGGAGTCCTGTAGCTTTTGATTCTTATCCAGTAGTAGCTCGCGGAATGATTCGCGGTCGGCAATCGTTCGGGCCGACATGCGGTGTGCCGTGTAACCCCTTCTCCGAGACGCCTGGATTACGTAGTCGGCAGTGAAGAGGGATAGGATCACACCGATTACTACGACGTTACCCGGCCAGTAGAAGTAAGTCCCCAAAATTCCGCCAAAGGCACCTAGCTGGTAGCAACCGAAGTCCCAGGCCGAACCCTTCAGGCTGTCGCCCTCAAACCACGGGGCCACGTCCAGTGCAAACTCCTTGAGGCCGGTTATGAGGAGGTAGACGAAGTAGAATTTCCACACGTCAAGACCCAGGCCGGTTAAACCGCTGTAGAAGACGTAGGCACCGGCCAGGACGTGGACGACCTGTGCCAAGTACCA